TACCTAATCAACCTGTTATGAAAATTTGGGAAGGTACAATGTTGGACAAAACAATTTTTGGAGATTGTGGTTCCCCTCTTATAATGATGACTCCATCTGGTCCCGTTATATGTGGAATACATGTTGCTGGAGGTTTATCTACATCAAATGCTATTAGTGTTAAATTTGAATTTTTAGAATCATTTTTTAAAAATAAATTTCTAATAGACCATGGTATACCTAATATAAGTAGCAATACTACAAAAAGAGAAATTCAATCTTTGCATTTCAAATCTCCTGTTAGATATATGTCTGAAGGTAGTGCAACTGTATATGGAAGTTTTACTGGTTATAGAGTAGAACCTAAATCCATGGTTGAAATTACTCCTATGTTTAAACATTTGTCTGAAAGAGGTTATAAATTGACACATGCACGACCACAAATGTCAGGTTACAAACCTTGGTGGATAGCTCTTGAAGATATGGTTAAACCAGTTACAAATATCAATAATACTGTTGTTGATAGAATAGTTCAAGAATTTACTCAGAGCATAAAAGATAAATTATCTCCTATTGAAATGTCGAAAATAGAAAAATATGATGATTTTACTAATATAAATGGAGCAGCTGGCGTAGCTTATGTTGATAAAATTAACAGAAATACTAGTGATGGTAATCCATGGAAAAAGAGTAAAAAATATTTTCTTAAAGCAATACCACCCAGAGGTTTAAATATGGACCCTGTTGAAGTTGATAAAGAAATCATGGAGAGAGTTGAAAATATGGAACAAACTTATCTTAATGGATCAAGAGTTCAACCAAATTTCTGTGCTCATTTAAAAGATGAACCAGTTAGTTTTAAAAAAGCTAAATCAGGAAAAACTAGAGTTTTTACTGGAGCACCTTTTGATTTTACAATATTAATGCGTAGATATTATTTATCATTAATCCGTGTAATTCAACGAAATAGATATATTTTTGAAGCAGCTCCTGGTACTATTTGTCAATCACGTGAATGGACTGAATTACATAAATATCTAACTAAATTTGGTGATAATCAAATTGTAGCCGGTGACTATCAATCTTTTGATAAGAAAATGAGTCCTGTTTTTATTCAAGCTGCTTTCAAAATCTTGGTTAATTTAGCTCAAGCTTCGGGTAATTATACTGAAAGTGACATTAAAGTTATGCTTGGTATATCTGAAGATGTTGCTTTTCCATTAGTAGATTTTAATGGAGATTTAATTCAATTTTACGG